AGAGTAAACTTTAACTTAGGACCTAGCTTGGCTATAACTCCCCATTGAAAGTCAGCACACAGCATTTGTGTTTGTAGCTGTATGACCTGATCAGCCCTGGGTGGTCCATCATCCCAGCCATCAGTTTTTATTTCTAATGCACCATAACCAGTAACAGTTATATCGTCACCATTTGGATTCGGTATAGTCATATCACCACCGACCACATGCAGTATGCCATCAAGAGAAGCACACAGCCTCAAATCTTTTATACGATGAGCATCAGTTGGTGGTAAAAAATTACAAGCTACATTGTCAGGGCATAAATTATCTAAAGCATCACTAGCCCAGCCAATCAATGCCGGCTCCAGGTAGTTGCCCCTATCTTTAGCATCCTTGTACAGTCCATCATCAATAGCTTGTACACCAGCTTTAGCATTGAGAACTATTTGCCTGACTGCTTCATTTGTTTGGAAAGGTGTTTCACCTAAAACGACAGCCCCTACTTTAGAAGCCCCTAATTCGTCTGCATCATTAGACCATTTCATATCTTCACTCCATAGTTAACGGCAAAGCATGCATCGTCAATTAGACATGCAATATGAAATGTGTAATAGATTGTAGCCAGGGTAATTACTGTCAAAAGGATGTATAAGATTACCTTGGTAAGTATTACAAAAGCTAGAGGTGTGATTGATAGAAGAGGGTTTCCGGGTCTTACAATATATATATTATGCGACAAACGTATAATATTATTAACCAGGTCTTCCCTAAGTAGTTGATTAAGTGTCATATTTTTTTTCTCCTTATATGTACACAGACTAGAAGGTGCTACCAAACAACATACTATATGTTGAATCAGTCCTTCTAAGTCATTGATTGTTCGTGGGCTAAAATAGGTCATCTTAGGGAATGTACACCAAGCATTTCAAATAATCCATGAGTGGTTTTGATCGATAAGTTTGTGCTAACAATAGCAGACTGTGCATCCAACACTCTTGCAAATTTTGATTTACTTGTATCCCTATGAATTTTACCTAGCTCACGGCTAAGTTGTCTTAAATGTGTAGAAGCAGATTTAATCATTTGGATATCAACCATCGGTATTGTCATACGAACAGCTACCCTGATATCTTTATAGGTTAAATATTCTTTACCATTTAGAAGCAGTCTTGCGATCTTTTCTTTTTGTGGTCCGGTCAAGGTAGGAAATACATGACCATGTCGTAATTCCATGCCACTAAATGGACCAGTTTCTTTTATACGTTTAGCAAGTATCTTACCAATCGGTAGCTTGTCGAAATAATCGTCTGCCGATTTATAATCATACTCAGGTACTTGTGATCCTGGTGGCTGATTGTGACCGATGAGGTCATCCGGTTTAGCTTTACCCGGCTCCTTTTTCTTGTAGTATTTCATATCCCTTCTCCTTTCCATCAATAAGTGATCAACTGATGTTCAATAGTAAACAAATTAATTACAATAAATCTATGCATATCAGTTTGATACTGATTTCTTTTTCAGTGCCAAGTTAGTTTGCATCAAATCTTCAAAAGAATATAAAGCATTATAAGCTGTGCCGATAACTGACTTAGTTATCTCTTTTCGCCACATTGCATAGTCAACATACTTGCTTACAAGCTCGGCTGAAGCTCGACATTTAACAGAATTTTTAGTCCTTACAACTATGATCCAGTTCTCGGCTTCACACTCATTTATTGTAGTAGAAATGGATTGTCTATTGCTATGCATATCGTCAACAAGCTCAGTTATAGTGTACCATCTATTGGCATAGACTGCGTAAGTCATCCATCTAGCAAACGCATTACGCAAGGGTGTTGAATTAAAATATCTCTGCACCTTGTTGTTCATTCTTGTTTGCCTGGATTTATGGGTAGACATTTCTATTTCCAAAGTCTTCTTAACATATTGATCAAGAAGGAACTGATGTATTTCTTTAGCTGAGTTATCTATTTTAACTTCATAATCATTCATTATTTATTCTCCAATCTTTTTGCTATGTTGCGTACTGATGATGCATGCCAATTACCACCTCTTGCGGTCGGTACACCAAGGTCATTTAACTTTTGTGCTATCTCTCGGTAGCTTTCACCACCTCTTGATAAAGCTGATACTGTAGGAGCTATTTTAGTAGCAAAGTTATCAGCAATAGTTTTAACGGCTGTCGAAGCTGAAGCCCTGGCTTTATCCATTTCGTCATGTATGCCAAGCTTAGTAATGCGTTTACCTTTACTTGAGGTAATACTACCCTTCTCTCTTAGCTCGTTCTTGATTCTCTCAAGACCTGACTTAGTTCTCTCCGAGATCTTATCCCTTTCAAAGTCAGCAAACATTGCCTTCATATAGAAGTTCTGCTTGTTCTCAGATATTGTAGGATCATTGCAGACAACTAGTTTGACAGCATTCTTTTTGAGAATAGTTTCAAAGAACTTTAGTGTATGCCAGGTGGTACGACTAAATCTATCCAGGTCAGCTACAATGATAGTGCCATTCATAGCCTTGGCTGTTTCGATGCATTCGTTAAGTTTAGGTCTATGCTCCGGGGCAATCTTACCTGAGATGCCCTCTTCCTTAAACCAAACAACTGAATGATTACCACCATTTAGCCATTTCTTGATTTCCATTTCTTGCCTTGCTACATCCTGGTCATCTGTCGATACCCTGACGTAGGCAAAGTATGTGCCGGCATGTTCTTTACCGGCTGTGGTTTTAATTGCCATTAGTTTGCTCCTGGTATAAATAATATTTGACCATCAGGTGCCTGGACCATGATCTCTTTGACACCAGCTTCTACAGCAACATCTTTTGCCATCATTATAAAAACATCATGCTCATCAGATGGTACTGCTACCTCGATCTTTTGGCACTCAAGTGAGTTCTTATATGAATCTGTACCTTTCCATACACCTTGAACTCTATAATGAGTACAGCCACCGAACTCTACATAAAGTTTATCAATGGTTTTAGCTATAAGTCCGGTCATTGGAACTCTATTAACTTCAAGTGGAATGATTATGAATGCTAGTTTCATTAGTTTGCATCCTCTTCAATTAGTTTGATAAAGGTCACTATTTTACCAAGTGCAAAACAACCTTTTCTTGTACTGCATTGTGATAGACCTTCTAGATGTGAGTACTCTTTTTTCTCAACAGTTTGAAATTCTGCTTTCGCATCTTCATAGTAGCTCCATAGAGTTTCTGTTTTAATCTTCATTAGTTTGCTCCTTCTTTTTTTACAAAATGATACGCTAAAAATGTAGGCTCCATATCAAGGTTATTATGCCTAACAACTCCAACTCTTTTCGGTGTAATTTTAACAACAACCCAATCAGGATTTTCATCCCATTCTCTAACCATTACATCATATTGACCAGTTTTGCTGACACCTTGCCTAACCATTTTTTTAGTGATTGGACATTTGTATACTGTGTATCTAGCTATCTGATGTGGTTTAAGTGGTTGTAATGACATTTGGTTTGTAAAAACTTTGTCACCTATTTTGATTTCACTCATTTGTTAGCCCCTATTCAATTAACTTTCAACTTACGTTCTATATACAGATAGCACATAGATATCTAATATACAAGACCTAGACGTAAAATAATTAAATTAATTTTGTACAGAAAGAAAAAGACAATGGAAGTAGTGCCACTTTATCTAAGGTTAACAAGGGAATGCTACGACATGCTAAAGCACCAGGCTAAGAAAGAACGATGGACTATGGCTGGACTTACAGAGAGCATTTTAAGGGAAGCCTTGCGTAAAAGACAGCCTGGATCAATCAGCAATGAAAACATCTTTAATGAGAATATGGCAGTCAAAGACCTGAAGATATCAGAAGCATTGGATAGGATGGAAAAAGCTAATGACAAAGTATAGAGCTATTAAAACCGAGGTCGATGGCATCATGTTTGACAGCAAGAAAGAAGCTAAACGATACCAATACCTAAAAGAAAGACTAGATGCCGGCATAATTGCAGATCTAAAACTACAGCCTCAGTTTAAATGTGAGATCAATGGCAAGAAAATCTGCACATACAAGGCAGACTTTGAGTATCTACTAGCCGATCAAATAGGTCCACAAGGTCAGATCGGTCATTACGTTGTCGAGGATGTAAAAGGATTTAAGACACCGACATATAGATTAAAGAAGAAGCTGGTCGAGGCATTGTTTCCTGGAACTATTATAAATGAGATCTAAATGCCTTTCGACAATGGACTGACAGCCGAACAGCAAAAGATAGTAGACGATAAGTATGAGGAGCTTATGGGGCAAGTAAAAGTAAAAGACATAAATCTATATCGTAAGCTACGAGCTAACGAGCTAGCCGGCTTCATTGTAGATAAAGAGTACCAGGTAAATGATCAGGACCAGCTAGAGATGTTGTTATGAACATGATGAATAAAGTAGATGAAATAATCGAGGCAAGGAAGCAGATACTGGAGCTACCAAAAGATAGGATGATCTCAGACATACAAGCCCCCTCACCTTTTACTAACATACCTTCCAGGGCTTTCTCAGATAAGTATATGTTAGATCATCCATCAGCATTAGTTGCCTTGGGTGTTCTATGTTCATACGTCAATGGTCAGTCAGGTATCGCATACCCTAACCAATACACAGTCGCTAAACGATTAAATATATCACAGCAAGCCGTATCAAAGCAGTTCGTAAAGCTTACTAAATGGGGCTACATCGAGAAGGTTAGAAAAGAAAACCCATTGCGAAATAGAGGACCAAAAGGAGCTAGCTGGAGAGTTATATACGATCCTGAAATAACAGTAGAAGAGCTTGCCAGGACTACCACAGATCCAAGAGTTGAAGCTAACAAGGCTGAAGATACCATGAAGATCATAGTCAAAGAACAAGTGAAGGAAGAGAAGAAACAAGCCAGGCTGTCAGAAGCTCAAGTCAAGCTAGCCGAAAGCATTACCAAAAGATACATAGATAATGAAACCGAGTACTTCCCTTATGATTCAGTCTACAATGCAGTCAGTAAATACCTTGCCGGAGAACAGACTATCGAAGCATGGAATAGTATCGGTGTTGGTCTATTATCACCCATTGAGAAGGGCTATCTTATGCCTAATAAAAAACAACCTCTAGGAGTTGTAAAACATATAAATAGCAATGCAAAAAAACAACCCCTGGAAGTTGTACAGCAAGTGCAGATCTCACAACCCCAAGAGGTTGTACATAACTCTAATAATATAACTATAGATAATAGTATAATAGAAAATGGAAAAGAAATGACAGAAAGATATGCACACATGCTGGATGAGATCATGGGAACAAGAGGAAGCTGGCGATGGGACATGAGGCAAGAGGCAATGGCAGAAGAGATAGCCAGGATGGGAATAACTGTAGATCAGTTTAGCAAGACTGTTACAAGAGTGCTGAAGCA